GATCAACTTTTCGATAAGTTTAGAAATTTGATCAGGTTTGAAAAGAAAAACAATTTTAGTCAAATACAACTATAAGGAAAAAATATGAGTGAAACTTTAATTTATAATACAGATAACAACAATTTATCACAACAATTTTCTGGTAAAAACAATGAAAAAACACTACATGGAAATTTGATACACTTTCAAGAAGTTGTAGATAAATCTGTTACAGGTTGGTTTTATTTTTATGATAATATTATTATTCATGAATTGATGAAAACTGTTCAAAAAGAAATCGAGGGTGATGTTTGTGAAATCGGTGTTGCTTATGGTAAAAGTGCGATTGCATTGTCAAATTATAAAAGAGATGCCGATAAGTTACACCTTTATGAAATTTTTGTAGAAGACGTTAGGGTTCTTGCTGAAAATAATATTAAAAGGTACGGCACTTTTGAGAATGTTGAATGGCGAATACAAGACACAACAAAATTAAAATTTGAGGATGTTATATTTGACAAACCTATTAGGATTCTACACATCGATGGATGTCATGAACATATTACAGTTTTCAGGGATATGAAACTGTTTAGCCAAAAAATGGCACCAGATGGAGTCATGATTTTGGATGATTTTAATGATGCTGAATATCCTGGTGTAAATTCTGGTTGTATGGAATTTCTCTGTTCTGGCACAGAATGGAGGATTTTTGCAGTAGGACAAAATAAAGCATATTTGTGTATGAAGGACTATTATGAATTTTATGTGAAATCATTAGTAACCACACTAAGTGATAATGGTACTAAATTGAACATTAAATTTAACTTTTGTTTGAGACAAATGTTTGATGTGAATGCCCTATTGTGTTGCTCTAGATCCGAGTGGACTAAACAAGATGTTTTCGATAAGTTATTTGACGGTCCAATAATTGGTTGATAAAATATGAGTGAATATATTGTATTTAATACTGAAGAATCTCTGAAGGGTCCTGTTGCACCAGCAATTGATAGACTTAAACTTTTCAATTTGGTATCAGAAGATGATCCTATTCTATTACGAAATTTACCGCAATTTAATTTTGGTAATCCTCCTGTAAATCCTAATTCTTTCGCATCATCTTTGGTTGAAACTTGTAAACATAATAAAGGCATTGGTTTATCGGCAAACCAATGTGGTTTTCCATATCGGGTTTTTGTTATGGGCTCCGGTGATAATTATGTTGCTTTTTTTAATGCTAGGATTACAAAAGTCTCCGAGTCTCAAATTCATATGACAGAAGGATGTTTATCTTTTCCTTTATTGGGTTTGAAAATAACCAGGCCGGAAGAAATAGAAGTTGAATATCAAGATTATCTTGGTGAATTACATCAAGCAAAGTTCACCGGAATTTCTGCCAGATGTTTCTTGCATGAGCTCGACCACATGAACGGAGTAGTGTATACTTCTGTTGCTAAGCCTCTTGCTCTTAAATTTGGAGAAGAGCGCCGCAAAAAAATTGCTCGCAAATTGAGAATAAAATAATGGCAACTCCAATTGAATATGTTGACAAACAATGGACGGAATGGCAAGATGCAAATCAAGTAAATTCCTTTAAGCACATTGATACTGAAGAGTTGAAGTGTAAACTTATCGAAGACTTGACGTATGCCTCTTCTATGGATGTTAGAGAGTATACATTATATCAGAAATGGTGTGAGGTTAAAGAACGATATCCAACTGAAACTGTTAATACTCTTTGGGGTGATGATGTTCAGATGTTGAATCCTTCACAGAAAGAAATTGTCGATCATGTCAAGTCCAATTTCTGGATGCCAAAAGATCCAGATGACTACATGAACTTGCAACCCATTCTCGAATTGTCAAATGGCGAACTAGCAGAAACTTGGAATGCAGTCCGCACCTTTTCTTCTACAATGAAGAATAATTCTAATATTGGTAGAAATCTATTCTACACCGTTAAAGATGGAGTTACTGGCAAATATCTTGGTGTGATTTGCATCTCTTCTGATTTTCTAGACTTGACTCCGAGGGACACTTCAATTGGTTGGTCTAGGGAGATCAAGACGCAACAAGGTATGATTAATCATACTGCAATTGGTTCTACAATTGTTCCGCTTCAACCTTTGGGTTTTAATTACATGGGCGGTAAACTGTTGGCATTATTGTGCCTCTCCGATACTGTCCAGAACGACTGGATGGCGAAATACAAGAACGTACTAGTGGGTGTCACCACCACATCACTCTACGGTAATACAAAGAGTGGAGGATTGTCACAATATGATGGACTGGAACATTGGGTTAAAATGGGATTTTCATCCGGTTCGGTTGCTTTTGAACCTAAACGTACAACATCTAAGATGGTATACGAATGGATTAAAGAGAATCACACCAGAAAATATTTTGAATGGTGGGAAGCAAAGAACCTGCAAGGCCTTCCGTTAAAGCGTGACCACAAGAATCGTTCTCTTAATTTTGCATATTCTAAACTTGGTATTCCAAAGAATTTGATTCGAACAGAACACCAACGCGGAATTTACTTTTCTCCTCTATATGACAACACGAATGAGTTTTTGCGTAAAGAGATTAGTGAGTCCACTTTAATTAAGTCTTTTGATACCAGTGAAAAGACACTAAGTGACATATGGAAAACCAAGTATGCAAAAGGTCGAATTTCAATGTTAAAGAAGAAGAATAATGTTTCTACAGAATCCCTATTCTATGATGATCTTATCTTTCTAAGTTGGGAAGAAACAAAGCAGAAATATCTTCAACAAGTTGGTAGATAATTCAAATATACCGTAAATTTTCTTGCCTTTTCTGCTAAATACCTGTATGATTTGATGCTCACGCAATGTGAGATTTTGTTTATTTTTAAGGAAATTAATTATGATTAATAAAATGTCTGCTAAAGAACGTATGTTGTCCACCCTCCAAAAGTCGGAGGGTTATAACACATTCACCGTCGCTCAAGCAAAGAGTCGGTTTGGAGTTAAGAATGTTTCGGCCCGAATTGATGAACTTCGCAAAGAAGGTTATTGCATCTACACCAATACTAAAACTCTGAAGAATGGTCGAAAGATCAACTTTTATCGACTTGGTACACCAACCAAGGCAATGGTCAAGGCTGCACTTAGTGCAGGATATTCCTTCACCGCCTAAATCTGCTTAAATTTAAAGGAACACTTCGGTGTTCCTTTTTTTATTATAATAATAAGGAAGAAAAATGGAAATTAAAATTTCAACTGATGACCTAAAAAAGAAAAGTTTGTTTGTTGCGACACCAATGTATGGTGGCCAGAATCACGGAATGTATATGAAGGCATGTCTGGATTTGCAATCCATTTGTATGCAGTATGGTATTCCAGTTAAGTTTTCATTTCTGTTTAATGAATCCTTGATCACACGCGCCAGAAACTATCTTGTTGATGAATTTCTAGACCGTTCACATTGTTCACATCTGTTGTTTATCGATTCGGATGTATGTTTCAATCCACAAGACGTTATTGCCATGTTGGCACTAGACAAAGATGTTATTGGTGGTCCGTATCCTAAGAAGTCGATCAAGTGGCGTTCTATTAAACGGGCAATCGAAAAGAATCCTCAAATTGATGTCGGTGAGTTGGAAAAACTTGCTGGCGATTTTGTATTTAACCCCGTTAAGGGTACTGCACAGTTTCAGGTTACTGAACCGTTGGAAGTGCTTGAGATTGGTACTGGATTCATGATGGTTAAACGTGAAGTTTTTTCTAAGTTTGCTGAAGCGTATCCTAAGCAGAAGTATCGTCCAGACCATGTTGGTCAGGCCAACTTTGACGGTACTCGTTACATTCATGCATACTTTGATACCACGATTGATAAGGATTCTGAGCGTTACCTTTCAGAGGATTATATGTTCTGTCAGTGGTGGCGTAATATTGGTGGTAAGATTCACCTCTGTCCTTGGATGCGTACCGAACACATTGGTACTTACCACTTCAAGGGCGATATGCCAGCAATTGCTAACTATGTCGGCGAGATGTAATGATTGATAAAAATGTAATCAATGTCACAAAACAGTTGACAGACCGTATGGAAAAGGGTTATACTAAGTACGGTGTTACGACTGAACGAACTGACATTGATTTTTTGGGATGGTTACAGCACCTCCAGGAAGAACTCCTGGATGCTGCTGTTTATATTGAACGTATTAAATGTGAGGTGAATAATGAAATTGTCAAGTGAAACATTGACCGTGCTGAAGAATTTTTCTACAATTAATCAGGGACTATCATTTAAGACTGGTAGTAAACTGACTACAGTTTCTACAAGCAAGACTGTATTGGCAGAAGCAAATCTAAAAGATTCTTTCCCGCAAGATTTTTGTGTATATGATTTGAATCAGTTCCTATCGGTCTATTCTTTGCATAAAGACAAGACTGAGTTGGAATTTGATGAATCTAATATTATTTTCAAGAGTGGTCGGAGCAAGGTCAAGTATAGGATGACCTCCAAAGAGATGATTATTACTCCTCCTGAAAAGTCAATTACACTGCCTAGTGAAGATTGTAAATTTGAACTTGATGCAGAAACCTATGAAGAGATTCTAAAGACTTCTAGTATCCTTTCTTCTCCACATATTGCACTGGAGTCTGATGGTAGCGATCTTACGCTATCCACGTTCGATGCAAGCAATGATTCTGCTCATACCAATTGCATTGGTATTTCTTCACCTAATGATGGTAAAGTGTTCAAGATTGTATTCAAGACCGAAAATCTGAAAATGATTCCTGGCACCTATGCGGTTACAATTTCGTTTAAGGGCATTGGACATTTTAAAAACGTGAAAGAGGACATTCAATATTGGATTGCATTCGAATCCAAAGAATCTAAAATTAGTTAATTGAATTTTTTTATATTATGGAGATTTTGAATGAACGAACATGTTTTGTGGGTGGAAAAGTATCGCCCACATAAAGTTGAAGAATGCATCTTGCCAGATTCCATCAAGTCTACCTTTTTGGAGTATGTAAATAGGAAAGAAATACCGAATCTTTTACTGTCTGGTTCAGCGGGCGTTGGCAAAACAACAGTCGCTAAAGCCCTCTGTGATGAGGTTGGTTGTGACTATATTGTTATCAATGGCTCTGATGAGTCTGGCATTGACGTACTTCGTAATAAAATTAAAAACTATGCGTCATCAGTAAGTTTGATGGGTGGCCGCAAGGTTATTATTATCGATGAGGCGGACTATCTAAATCCAAATTCGACGCAACCTGCATTGCGTGGAGCGATTGAGGAGTTCGCCTCTAACTGCTCTTTCATCTTTACTTGTAACTACAAAAATCGAATTATTGATCCGATACATTCTAGGTGTTCGGTTATCGATTTCAAGATTAATGGTTCTAAGCCAAAGATGGCTGCGGCGTTCTTTAAACGAGTAGAATGGATTCTTTCTGCTGAAAATGTTAAGTATGACAAGGAAGTTGTTGCGTCAATTGTCATGAAGCATTTCCCGGATAACCGGCGAGTTCTTAATGAACTTCAACGTTATTCCGTTTCGGGTTGTATTGATAAGGGTATTCTTTCAAATCAAGCCGATGTTCAAATTGATAGTCTAATTAAATCCTTGAAGGAGAAGGACTTCGGTTCTGCTCGTAAGTGGGTTACGAATAATCTAGATAATGATCCTGTGAAATTGTATCGTAAACTCTACGATTCAATGTATGATGTATTGAAGCCCAATTCTATTCCTCAGGTTGTATTGATTCTCGCTAAGTATCAATACCAGGCCGCGTTTGTTGCAGACCATGAAATTAATATGGTTGCCTGTTTGACAGAAATTATGGTTGACGGTGAGTTTAAGTAATGCCGGATCTATTCAAAGAGATCATACCTTCGATTCTTCAGACTAAGACTAATGTTATTAATGATGATATTGATATAAAGGATTATAAACCTTTTATTGTTAATCGTGCATTATCTTATCACATCGATTGTATATTATATGCAAATGAAGTTAATTGTTATCCTCACTTAGATTCGGATATTCAATACCAGTATCTTCTAAATACAATTAGACCAATGAAACGGAAATTTCAACCGTGGCAGAAATCAGAGGTCGAAAAGGATTTAGAATGTGTTAAAGTATTTTTTGGTTATTCTAATGAAAAAGCAAAAGATGCCTTGCGTATTTTGAGTATTGAACAAATCGCTGAAATAAAAGCAAAAATAAACAAAGGCGGAGTGAAGAAGTAATGATTTCAATTAATGATTTAATTGAAGTTGCACTGACAGAGAAAGATGACTTTCTAAAAGTAAGAGAGACATTAACTCGAATCGGAGTGGCTTCCAAAAAAGATAATATACTTTATCAGTCATGTCATATTTTACACAAACAAGGTAAATATTACATCGTACACTTCAAAGAACTGTTTGCTTTAGATGGCAAACCTACTGATATTACAGAAAATGATCTTGCCAGACGAAACGCTATTGCTAAACTATTGGATGATTGGGAACTTATTACAATTTTAGATTTAGAACAAATTGAAACACCACCACCAATCTTCATTTCCCAGATTAAGATTATTTCACATAAAGAAAAACGTGATTGGGAATTAGTTCCAAAATATAATATTGGTAAAAAGAGTAGAAATTATACTGATGATTATTGAAAATTAATATAAATAAAAAGTCCCATCGGGATGGGAAACTGGTTGCAGCCCAGTATAAAACTGCACCAATTTGCCCACCTTAGGGCCGTTTTGACGTTTAACGGTAACAGGCGTCCGAGAAATTTCACTGCCACTCGTTAGTTGGCCCAGTATAAAGTAAGCTGGATTTAACCGTTACGCCTTCGGGGTAACACCTTTTAAACTCGCTATATATTAGGAGAATTATATGACTTATGTTCATGACCTTTTGGGAAAAGACTTTTTCACCCGTTTCCAACCTTATTCTGTAGGTTTCGATGATACTCTAGACACTATTAGAAAAGTGGCTGAGCAATCCGCGAAAGCAATTGGATATCCTCCGTACAATATCAAACAAGTAAAAGACAACAAGTATGTCATTGAAATGGCAGTTGCTGGCTTTGCTAAGACGGATATTGAAATGACGTTGGATGGAAACAAGTTGGTGATTAAGGGATCAAGTAAAGATG